CTATAGTTAAATTACTTAGTTTCAACCCATGACATGGTACCACGTACTCTAGCTGACCCACGAACATATTCGACAGTAAGAGCAAGTACATCTGGAGTATTACCATCAATGGTTGTATGTAAACCAAATGTTTTAAACAAGTTAGAAACATCTTTAGTAAACGTTGTACTCATATAACCACAAGCAAGTATAACTGAAGAATCTGATTCTCCGCTAACTCCAATAGTAACATCATTATCACTAGTAGAATATTGGGCGAAGGAATTTGGACCAACCGAAGTCCAACCTGGTGTTAAACCAGTTGGGTTTAAGATTAATCTCCATAATACCATAGCACCGGTTTCGTTATCGATATCAATTTGTTTAGGCCAGATAGTAGCACGCGATTTAGTAGGGTCTAATCGAATTGCAACAAGTGGACGATGGTCATTAAGAGTATGTAATACTGCAGCACAATCTAGTTTACTGTTAATACAATAATTAAATGGATTAGATTGTAATGATTCATCAGAATTATTTAAGTTACCACATAAATCAGCACTAGTAGAATAAATTTCCATAGCAGCAGCTTCTTGTAATTCAGCAGCTAATGGCGCACCTAATGTTGCTGGGATAGGACCACTATTAATTAATTCCATTCGAATAGGTAAAGAGTAGTTAAATAATTGTGGTTCAGAAACAACGTTAACATTAACAAATTGATGTGCCCATACAACATTACCTTTAACAACAAATCCAAGTCGAATTCGACTAGAGTTCATTTCAATTTCAAAAGCGTATAATTGTGCTTTTGTAAAATCAAGATTGTATAGACTAGCACCAGTACCATCCATTTGATCTAAGTTCCAATCAGATTGGACAACACAAGTATCAGTTTGAACATCACCTGAAGAATCATATGTTCGAATACATGCATACATTAAACCATCAGCTCGTAGTTCATAAAATATACCACTACCTCCAATATCAGCAGCAACATCTTTATCATTTTTATCATCAAAATATCCAATTCGAGCAACGTTATGTTGTACTGCTAAAACAGTACGCATAGTTGCACCAACGACAACAAACATTCGAGAATCAGCTTGATAAGGCATATATGCTTTAGTTTGATAAATTGTATGTTGGTTATTTACTAAATCAGTATCAGTAGATACTGTAGTATCTAAATATACTGCAGCAGATGTAGTAGTTCTATGTTCAATAGTTGGAACACCATTTAATGGACTTACACCATCTGTAGTATCAATTGAAGTATTGAATAACAATGGTTGTAAATCATATCGATACTGTGCTTGAAATAAATTAACACAGTGTGTTGAAATAACTTGTGGTGTACCATCATCTGCGTTGTCTTCTAAACAAGCCCATTTAAGCAAAATGTTAATAAATTGATCTTGGGTAGTATGGTCAGTAGGTTGTAAAATACTAATTTCACTATATTTCAAATATATAGTATGGTCATTATCTCTAATCCAAAATTCATCAGGATTAGTTTGCTGGACTGTCATATTCTTTTTATTAATATAATCGCAACGTCCAGCATCATCGCTTGCTATGTCATAGGTGAAAGGGTCAGAAACTTCATCAGTTCCAGTACCCCAACAAATTTTTAAAAAGTTACATTGGTTGTAAAAACTTACAGATTGATCTACGTTACAGGGGTAAACCATTTTTTATTTTTTTAATTAAAGTTTTATATTTATATATATTATTATGAATATTTTTTATAAAAAAAATAATATTTAATTACAATTGGTTAGAAATGATAATAAATAATAAATTATTAATATTCAATAATTTCATTATCAGATTCTTCTTCATCTCCATAAGTTAATTCAGTTATTGCTATATGCTTCTCAATGTATTCCTCAATTTCTTCTGATGAAAAATCAGATTTAAAACCATTCATAAATTCGCCTTCTTCGACAATTTCTTCATTTATGCGTTTAATATTGGTTTTTATTATTGATTTTCTTATTATTTTATTATTTTTAATTATTATTTCAATGGTATTTATTAATTTATACGTGTTATCCATTTTTTATTTTATTAATATTTATATATATATATAAATATTATATTAATGAATAGTAATAATTAATAACCTTTGATGAGAAATAATAAGATAACATTAATTATTTTGTAAATAGTATACATTTAATTGTAAATCAGTAGATCTATTTATATTAAAACAGCTATTAATAATATTTTCTTGTATTATTTTATTATTATTATCATTATTATTAAAATAAAATATTATATCGTTAACTTTATCAAAATTTAAACCCCTGTATTTAAATTCATTAAAATTTATTAATAATATATTTCTATAACCATTATTAAATTTATTGATAATATTATGTATATTTCCTTTTAAATCGTAATATAATAATCCACTATCATTTAATATATTTTTAAAATTCATTATAGAATACATATTTGAAAAATCAGTATCTATATAAAAAACTATAATATTATTATGTTTATTATTTTCTATCAAATTATAACATTCCATCTCCTTAATATTTATTATATTGTTTTTTATATTTTGTATTCTATTACTTTGTATTAATGTCATATTCTCAAATTCAAGTTCTTCTCTACATAAAGGACATTTAATATCATGTTCTAATAATTTAATTATACAATTAAAACAAAATATGTTATAACAACAAGTTAACATAATTGGATATTGATATTTATCTATACATATTGTACATTTTTGTTTATTTAAATTATTAATTTGATTAGATATAAAATTAATTGTTGTATTTTCTATATTTGGAAAATATGTTAATATATCAATTTCATCACATATGTTACCATCTAAACATAATATTGCATTTTCTATTTCATAATTATCTATTAAATGTTCTATTTCATAATCAAAATAATCTTCTATAATATAATTATATGTTGAATATTTACACATTTTGTGTATTTTATTTATACAACCATATTTAATATTTTGTTTTATATCATTAATATCACATGTTATTAATGATATTTCAATAAATGTATCAAAATGTTGTAAATTATTTTTTTTAAAATATTGTTTAATAAATGAATTATTATGATATGTAGTATTATATATATTTTTATATAACGATGATACAAACCATATAAATCTATATTTAGGTATTTTATTTATAGATTTTAATGAATCAGCATCGTCAAAGATAATTCTATTCCATTTTGTATTATTATTAATACTTATAAATTTATTATACATTGTTGATGAACATAAAAGTATATCATATTTTTTAAAATCAGTAACATTAATATTTTTATTATTTATTGTTAAATAACTTAATTTTTCTATTTTTTCTATTTCTTTCTCCCATTGTTTTATTAAATGATTGTTTACTACTATTAAAGATATATTATTATAATCAATAATTTCATTATATATATTATATTTACAATAATTGTTTTTATTAAAAATAACCATTTTATTTTTAATTTTTTCTATTTTATTTTTATTTCTTTTACATAATGTTAATATACATAATGTCTTACCAGAACCAGACAAATTGCCCAATATACCAGTATCTATGTTGTATGTTTGTACTATATTATCTTTTTTAATTATTAATTCTTTTTTCTCTAATTCTTCCATTCTATATATAGTACTAAGTTGATATGGAAATAATTTAATATCATTTATAAATGTGGGCTGTTTAATTTTATTATAATTATTAGTAATATGCATTTTTTATATTATTATAAAAATAAGTATTTAAAATATAATATTATTATAAAAATAAGTATTTAAAATATAATATAATATATAAGTAAAAAGTATGAATAAAATTTTTGATGAAAAATTATTAAATAGAGATATTACAGTTAATACAGTAGATGTTTTGAAAAATAAAAAAAATATAGGAATATATTTTTCTAAACTAAATTGTGATCCTTGTGTTGTGTTTACTACAAAATTAAGTGATATATATAATAAAATAAAAGATATTGATAATGATCTATTAGAAATTATATTTGTATCTTTTGACATTATGGATCAATTATTTGATATTAATTATAATAAAATGCCTTTTTTAGCTTTACCATATAGTAATTTTATTCAAAATGATAGAATTAAAAATATGTTTAACATTAATGCTATACCAACATTGTTAATATTAGATAGTGACGGTAATTTGAAAATTAAAAATGGTGAATTATTAATAAAAAATGATATTAATATTATTGTTAATAAATTACAATAATTAATTTATAATTAAATATTGTAATTATATATAATTATAATATTAAAAAAATGCCATTTAAGAATTTAACATTTCAATTCTTTAATTATGGTATTGCATAAAAAAATAAAAATTATAAATTTTTTTTATTAAAGAGTAACAGATGTTGCTGAATCGTTAGTTGGAGAGATATCATTAGTTAATCTTTCATTGTTTGCGAATGGACTATTTATAGATATATATGAATTATTAGGGGTAATAATAATATTATCATCATTAGCATTAACAATAGTGTCATCATTATCTCTACTTAATCCCCATTTTAAATCGTCAATATTTAGAATACTATACCATGGTATGATAATACTAAACACAGGCAAGAAGAAGAAGAAGGGAATAAATTTTAAAATCATTGAAAATTTACATACTAAAGTTACAATAATTAAATTTAAAAATATGATAATTAAAGTAATAGCTAAAGGTATCAAACTGAAACCTTGTAATGTTAAACTTATTACTGAATTTATAATACCAATTAATATAACTAATGGTAATACAAATATAATGAACATTTCCATAATAATAATTAAATACATTTTAAAATGTCTAAATAAACTTTGTTTTGGAGGTTCTAGTAATAATAAGAATAAACATGTAATTAATGAATTTGTCCATCTGCGCCTTTGGTCAATCAACACTTTAAATGTTGTTGGAACACATGTAAAACATTCAGCATCTGATATATATGATATATCATTGTCTGGGTGTTCTTGTAAAATTAAACATGTTAAATGTCTATCTTCGCCAATTTCCAAAAGATTTTTTTCATATAGTGTATTACCTTCTGCTGTATATTTTGCAATAATATTTTGGTTTATTGTAGGTTTTTCATTATGTTTTAATTTAATTAAAGTAAAACAACCGGATAATACAAATATATTGTATAAAATATGTTCGAATGTTTTTAACAATAAATGTGACACAAAGTATTCAAAACTTTGTATCATAGTAATTAATGATTCGTATTTGTTTTTTACAATAGTTTGACCACATACTGCAATACATTTTGTATTGTTTTTGATATAATTTAATAAATTCAATAATCCATTAAACTCAATATCAGTATCACAATCTAAAATTAACATATAATCATAATCAACAATATTTTGACTTTTAGAAGTTAACGATTGTTGAAATTTTTCAATAATAGGTGTAAAAGTTTCATCATATTCTTTGAAAAATCCATTACATAGGAATTCAATAGTTTCATATATAATCAATGCAGAATCTTTTTTTCCTCTATTTCCTCTTTTTTCTTCAAATTCATTACCACATTTTACAACAACACTATAATTAATTTCTTTATATAGCCCTGTATATATTTTTAAATTGTTATCTTTATAATTAATTGTATTTTCATAAACTGAATCATTAAGCTTGTCATTCATATATTCATCGTTATTAAATATATTATTTAATAAAATATAATCAGTAGTTTTTAATTTTTGTTTATTCATGATAATACCATCAATTACAATCAATAACAACAAATTATCAATATTATAATTAACATTTAAAATAGATTCAATTGTAGATTTAATTATGTCTTCATCCTCATTGTATAATGGAATATGAATAATTATTTTGTCATCAAAGTTATTTTTATCTTTTTTAAATGTATAATTTTTATATTTTCGATAATATTCATAGAAAATTCCAAAGATTACATTTAAGATCAGTGTAATTACCAAGAATGCAATATATGTAATAAAGAATCCATCTGTAATATTGCAGAAATCATCATCTCTTTTAAAGAATTTATTACTATATTTAGTATCATCAATTATTTTATTATGAATAAGATCAATGATATTTGTGCATTTTTTCCATTGTAAAAATACAAAGGTTACAATAATCAAATTATATAATATGAATAATAATATTAAAATTATTAATTTTTCACAATATAAAATATGTTTATCATATTTGTCAGAATTTGATTTCCAAGTTAAAAACCTAGTAGGTAATAACTTATATAAACATTTTGCAATATTGTTAATCATTTCTGTTAACAATAGTTGATAATAATAATTTTAATAAAAAAAAATCAATTTTTTATTATACCAATAATAAATTGTCTTGTAAAACATAACTTTTATTATTATATCTATTTTTTAGTGTTAAAAATTCAATATTTATAGTTTTTATAAGATTTTTAATATCATTATTAGTACTATGTAATAATAAAATAAGACTTTCATTTTGTACTAAATCGTATTCTACTACAAATTTTTCAATTATTGTTTTAATTTTTTTTAAATTATTATTAAATATATTATAAAAATCATCCTTTTTATTTTGTATTTTATTGTTTCTAAATAATTCTTTTTTATATTTTTTTTCATCAATTTGATTAGTTAAAAATTTCATTCTTATATTTTTAGTATCATTAATATTTACATATTTTGGTAATATTTCTTGAATTAAATAGAAATATAATCTGTTTAATCTAAGTATTGATAAATCACCAATTGATTCTAATTTTATTAGAATTTTTGTAGGTAATATATCGGTATGTAATAATTCTTGATGGTGTGGATTATGAAAATAGTTATTACTATTTTTAATTATTTTTAATGTAGCCCAATTGAATTTTGTATTACATTCTGTACAATACATATCATTACATGTATCTTTTTCTTTCTCGATATGTATATTACATTTAGGACAAGGTTTGCTATTTTGTATAATAATATTATATGAATTAATTTCATCTGGGTTGCATATATGATTGTCATCTTTAATTAAATTATTACATTGTATACATACTTTACTATTACAAATAATACAAATATTATTATTGTTTAAAAATCCTTTACATTCATTATAAATACAATGTTTCTTAAAATCATTTCTTTTTCTCTTTAATAATTCTTTATTTTTTAATTTCATAAGTATATTTTTATTTTGATCTTGTGTCTCCATTATTAATAAATTAATTTTTGATAATTTTTCTCTATATTCCATATATTCATTTTTAAACTGTTTTAATTCTTCTAAATTAAAAGTAACATATACATCCAAGTTTTCAATAATTGTTTTTATTAAATCCATATCTACACCATATAAAGATTTTTGAATAATACAATTTGTATTTTTTCTATTAATCAACAATTCGTTATATTTATTTATATAATACTGTTTTTTTTTCATATTATTAATTTCATAAACAGTTTCAGAAAATAAGAATTTTTCTTTTTCAAAATATTGATTTTTTTTATATTCTTTATATTTAGTATCTTTAAATCTATTAGGCAATATATCTAATAAAAATTGTGTACTAAATTTATATCTACAGTGTAAACACTCTTCTTTATTTGATATTATAATATTATTCTGTAAACATCTACAACAAAAAGATCCATTACAAGATAAACATTCGATTTTATAATTTTTTTTACTATAATCATTTACGCAAATATTACAATTAATGTCCATATTTATTTCTATATATTGTTGTATAATAATTATTCAATTTTATATATAACGAAATCTACAATAGTATAATAAAATAAAAAAATAAATTTATAATACTTTATTTATTTCATTTACTAAATTATTAATATAATTATTTTCTTTTAAATTATCACTTGTGATTTCTTTTTTACATAATGGACATGATGGGTTAATATTAATCCATTTAGTTATACATTTTTTACAAAATAAATTATTACAACAGTTGTTACCAATTGGATCATTTAATATATCTTGACAGATTGAACAATTAAATAATTCTTGTACTTTGTTATACATTTTCATATGTTTATCCACATCTATTCCATTTTCTTTATATTTAGATAATTTAGCATTTAATAATGCAGTTTCTGCCGTTCTCGATTCTATATATTTCTTATTTTTTAATCCAGTATGTATATCAAATAATGTATTAATAACTGTACTTATATATTGTTTATTACATGTTGTTTGTTCATACTCACCTTCGTTAAATAAATATCCTGGAATAATTGTATTATTCATGTTTATATTTTTATTATATAATTATTCAATTTTTAATATATAATTATTTATTAAAAAATAATAATTATATATTATATGTAAGTATAATTATTATATATTAAAAAAATGAAAATGAAAATGAAAATATTAGTAGTTGTTATTTTTTCATTTTTTAATATAGTTTCAAGCCATAGTTGGATTTCTAATCTTCGTTGTGTAGATACAGGAGAAGTAGGTTATATTAGGGGATACCAAGGAAGAGATCAAATTCAAGATTTTGATTTATATATGACTTATTTATTAGAAGGTAGAAATAAAGAAGATTTAATCTGTTCACCTCACCAAAGAGAAGATAAATATTATCCAGATTATCCAAAATTATCTTGCCCTGCTGGGTCAAAAGTTACCTTTGAATATAACACAAATGGACATGTTATTACTGACGTTTGTCTACCTGGTGATCCTAGGGGATGTAAACCAGATGGACATACTGCTGACACTTTTTGGGCTATATTTATGAATGACCAAGTTTATCCTAATCAATTAATTAAACTTGGTGATATTAATAATGATCCCAAATTTAATGATGATTCTGGATTAATTAATTATATAACAAAGGGTCAAAAATTTAATTTTAATGATGCTTGTGGTCATGAATCTAGCGAAGTTTGTACTGGAGAATTTACAATTCCTAATGATGTTGTAACTGATAGAGATTATCAATTTGTATTTTATTGGGAATTGAATAGAGATTTTCACAGTTCAGGTGAAATATATACATCATGTTTTGACATTTATATTACACTATCTTCCATACCAACTGTAACACCAGTTCCTACACCTTGTAATAAAATAACACCAACACCTACTCCAACTAATCCAAATTGTAGAACTGTTATTAATCCATAAAAAATAAATTAATCCATAATTAATATGTATTATTTTTTATTTTTTAATTTTAAAGAATTTTAATTCTTTTTTATCATTTAAATAAGCAATTTGTCTTGGTGAATCATCCATATCATCCATATTTTCTGAAAAATATTTCATATAATTAGAACTTGGGTGAAAGTAATCGTCTAGAATATAATAATAATATTTTTCTAGATTTTCTTTTAAATTTTTTCTTTTTATAAAACCATTATAATAATAAAATTTAATATATTGTATAACTATATATTTTTTAATAGTAGTTGAATTATTTATTATAGTCAATTCTAAATCACCTTGAGCATCAATATCTAATAATCCAATATTTAATAATTTAAAATAAATATCTGTTAATTTTTGACATTTCATTATTTGTATAGATGTTAAACTATTGTATTGTAATGGTATATATTGAATATTATTACATTTATATATAGATAATATTTCTAAATTAATTAATTCTATTGGTAATGATTGTATTTTAGGACACCCTATTAATGATAATTGTACTAAATTAATATACTCTTTATGTATATATTCTATATTTTCATTATATAATATTTCGATATTTGTTAAATTAATAAAAGTTTTTGATATATCTTTTATAGAATAACAATTACATATACATAACGTTTGTAGTTCTATAAATTCATCTGGTATTTCAGTTATGTTATAACAATCAAATATATATAACTCACTTAATTGTTTTAATTCTGATGGTATATTATATACCAATTCGCATAATACTAATTCTAAACATTGTAAATTAGTATAATTTCTATTTATATAATTGAAATTTTCACATTTTTCTATTCTTAAATTTTGTATTTTATTTATTTCTAATGGTAATTCAATAATTGAATTACAACGAGTTATATACAATGTTCTTAAATTTATTAATTTATTTGATATTGTCTTTAAATTTGGACAATCTTTTATATCTAAAAATTCAATAAAATCCAGAATACTAGGGATTTCAACTATCTTATCGCAATTATATATGTTTAAATAATTATTTGTAATGTTTAAGTCATTGTTACATATTCTACACATTTTTTATTTTTCCTAGTTAAAACTATTTAAACCTGTATATATCTAACTAAATATATTTTATTTTATTTTAATAAAATAAAATAAAATTAATAATTAAAAATTAATAATAAAAAAAAATATTAAATTTGTTTTAATATATAATAATTTGTTAATAATAAAATTATTTTTAATTATGGTAGATAATCTAGATGATATAGATAAAATATTAACAAATTTGAAAATCATATCAAAAATACAACAAAATAATAAGTTTTATATGAATAAAGAAAATTTTATTATAGTTGAAACTAATAATATTATTTTTAGTTTATATAGATTATATAACAACATTGATAGATATAAAAATATAGAAGATTTAATAAAAATATATAATGAAATTTTTTTAGTTTTAACTAAATTATTAAATTATAATGGTGATTTTTATAAATATTATTTAGAATTTGATAACAATATAAATAAAAAAGAGAATATTAATAATAAAGATAATAAAGAATATAAAGATAATAAAGACAAATGGTCTAAAGCCAATAATAAACATTTAAAAAAAGATGATAATGATGAATCAAAAACAATTTGTAAAAAAATCATAGGTTTAAAAAGTGGATTAATTAATTCAATAAAAGGGTTAAATAATTTAAAAATAATTTATCAACATGATGTATTAGTTGATTCAAAAATAGATATTATTATTAACAATATTAATAATAATATAATATTAATTAAAGAAAAGGTTGAAAATAGTTTATTAATTTAATTATTAATAAACTATTATTATTATAATATAATAAATTATTAATAAACTATTATTATTATAATATGGAAAACGAAACAGTAGAATTAAAATTAACCGATGAAGAATTAAAAGAAATTAAAGAAAAAGAAAAAATATTTGGAGATGATGATGATTTTTTAAAAAATAACATAGTTGATAGAAATTTTATTAATAAAAAGTTTAAAGGAAGTCTATCATATGTTGCTTTTAATGAATTTAAAAAAGAAAATAACCTTATATTAAATAGAATTAATAAAAAGTTTTTATTAGTTAATGAAAATATTTTAAAAAATAAAACAAATATAGATGAGTTTTTAAAAAAAACATCAGAAGAATTATATGGCTTTAATAAAAATACCAAATTTCAATTTAAAGATTATACTAACCAAATTAAAAAAATTATTAATGATGAACTTAAACAAACTACCAAACAAAAAATTATATTATATTCATTAGATTTATTATTAAAATTATTTTTAATGTATGTATTAATGAAAGCCATAATGTTAGATGTTATTTAAAAATGTTTACATTTGTATAAATATCTTATTAAGTTTAATAATAAAATCACCTATTGTGAATTTTGTTTTATCTATTTTTTTTAAATATTTATGAGCCTTTTCTATATTAACATATGTTAATATATTATATATATCATATTGTAAATTATTTGTATCATAATATAATGGATATTTACCACCTAATAACTCTACTACACTTGGGTGTTTATTAATGATAATTGGTGTATTCCTTACAATACATTCAATTAATGTATTGCTAGCAGATATATCTACAAAATTTAAAAATACAATATTATTTGTCAACATTTCATCATATTCTTCGTTGGTTTTAAAATCTAGAATATTAACAGAATTAATTGTATTATTAATATTTTCATATAAATGAGTATACCAACTATTTTTATCTATATTATTGGATTTTAATGTATTTATTATTTCAGTAGGTGGAAAATAATTATCCATATTTTTACCCTTTATTATTGATTTTTTGATAGATAATGATATTTTATTTTTTTTTCCAAATGAATTATTTACTAATTTATTTGGAAAAATAGTATTATAGTAACTATATATATTTCTTAACCAAGTTCCAATATGTATGATACCTCTATCGTTATTTTTAATAAATTTATCTAAATTAAAATGTTCTACATCAACTTCAGTAGGGTGACATATACTATATACTGGAATATTTGTTATTTTTATTTTTTTTAATATTTGTATTATTTTTAGTCTTAAATAATTAGATAATACAAATATACCTTTACAGTATACCAATGATCTAATAAATGTTTCTTTATTAAATAATTCTATAGTATTATACGTGCTAAATGATTTATCACACGTATGGTGAATAAACCCATACCAATTTGAAGAATATGGTATTATATTTAATATTTTGTTAACTTTTTCATTCCAATGAAATGTTTTATCTATATATAAATCTAATATTGGTAATTTTGTATTATTAGAGTGAAAATTAATTAAATTATCGATTATATATTTCAACCCAGATCTATGTATTTTTTCATTATTATATGGATTTATATAATTTAAATTATAATATTTTTCAGATTTTAAACTACCAGCAGTTTCTTGTTGTATTATAGTATTACATTCTATTATATCTCTCAATTTTGTATTATAATCATATTCTTCATTAAACATATTTTCTAATAATATATTATTATATTTTGATTCAATAGAATTTGTTAAATAATAGCTAACTATTTGTGTACATATTTTTTTATCTTTTAAAGATGTAACATTAGGGTAATTTGGATAATGTTCTATTAATTTATGAATTATTAATTTTATTTTTAAATCAATTAAATCTACTTGTTTATTAATAGTTATTGGAATAACTATTAATTTTATATCATTATCTAAATTCTCTAATAAAATAGAATTATTTTTTAAATAATCTTGTACATTCTTATTATTTTCTATAAAGAATTCTTCTTTAATAATTAAATAATTATTAATTAAATTTGTATATAAATCTGTTAATATATTTATATTTATATCTGTTGGTATAAATTTATTATTTACAGGCAATATATATTTATATTTCCATTCTATATCTTTCATCAAATTAATTAAATTTCTAGTAGTTATTAATGGTAGAAATGGGATATTTAAATAAATTGAAAATAATGTAGAATGAATATTCATTGGTATTATTAATTTACATTTATTAAATATATTTATAATTTCATCTACACTTTGTGTTGTTGTAATATTTGTAATATGTTCTTTTATAATACCAGACAATAATTCAATAACATCGTTTTGTATAAGTATATCATTATTGTGTATACCTGTATTAAATGGTAATAATATAATTTTATATTTTTGATTACATACTAAATATGATATAAAATGTGAAATTTTTTTTATAAATTCATTATATAATTCTACATTATCTATATCATAGACATGTCGCGATAAACAAAAACATATTGTTTTAATTTTTTTTACCGGTTGTAATTTTTTTTGAGTATCTATTATGATATCTATAAACGGTGACATATTTATTTAAATATATTGAGTAAAATAAATATTTAATTATATATATATATTATTTTTTAATATGGATGACCCATTTCAACCTATAATATTTCAACAACGTAAACCAACAAAAACTAAATCGTATAAACTATATTATATTGGTATAATTACATTTGTGTCAATTTTATTAATAATAGTTCTAATATATTCATTAAGTCAAAATATACAATATAATTTCTTAAAAAATAAAGTAATACATTATTTTAATAGTGGAGTTTTTATTCCAGATTATAGAAATTACAATAATGAAAAAAAACGTAGAATACAACATGTTCATAGTGGGCTTAATGTTGACCCTATAGAATATACTAATTATAATCCACTAACGATATGGAATGGATGTGGAAATGTAGATAACATTAAATTTCACTCAATTCAAGCAGAATAAAATTTAATAATATATTAATTAATTATAATATTTAATTATATATTTATTAATTATAATATTTAATTATATATTTATTAATTATAATATTTAATTATATATTTATTAATTATAATATTTAATT